TCAAATCAAATTGATTGCCTCAAGTTTGGTCGGGAGTTCAATGTGGGTGTAGACGTTTTCGGTCACACCCTGTCCTTTATGCCCGACAATTTTCTTGATGAATCTCTCGTCAACTTCCTTTTCGGTGAGGAGAGAGATGCAGGTGTGCCTTGTATCATGCGGGCGGTGTCCGTCATAGACAGGTTCTCTTTTCGTTTCATCAATGACGAATTTCCCGAAACCGAACTCAAGCATCAGAGGAATCCAGTAAGAATCATAATAATTCCGGTACTGAAAAGGTTCGTCGTCGGGTGTACAAATCAGATGGTCACATTTCCGGTTCATCCAGTATTCAAAGAATGGTACAATCTTTTCAGCAATGGGAACTTCTCTGATTCCTGCCTCTGTTTTGGATTCTTTCACATAGAACCATCGTTCATCAAGATGGATGTCCTTTTTCTCAAGGTCGAGGAGTTCCCCGATACGGACACCGGAATAAATCATAATAAGGATGACGGTCACATATATGTTTGAATCCTTGCATTTCCACAGAATAGAAATCTCTTTCTTTGAAAAAGGTTTCCGGTTGTATGCGTTCGGATTTCCCGCCTTGCTTATATCGACATATCTGACCATGTCTCTTTTATCTTGAGACACAATCTCGTGAATGACAGCATAGTCATACATGAGACCCCACAGGATTTTCAAGGTTTTAAGTGTGGGAGTGTTTTTGCCGGAGCTATCGACGACACTTTGCAGGTGATCCAGTTTGATGTCAACAAATCTCATTTTCCACAGGGGTTTCGATGTGTTAAAAGCAGCCTTATAACCATTCGTGTCCTTGATTTTTTCAAAATGGATTTCCGACCAATTCTCATATACTTCCTCGAAAGTAATAGTTGCATGGTGTAAATCAAAGGGGTCTTTATTGTATTCCGCTAATGCAGTGAGAGCCTCTTTGCGTGTCGGGTAATATCCGACGGTTATATATAATTGTTTTGATTTTCCGGTTATAGGGTCAATTTCCCACCCTTTTGTCTTTTTTGCTACATAGGGATTTCGTCGGTTTCCGGATAATTTATAGACCGACCCGAACCCGTTCGGTAGTTTCATTCAATCACCATCCTAAAAAAGAGTATAAAAAATAAAACCAGTGCAAAAAGCACGGTTTTATGGTAGAATGAAACAGGATTCGGATTCTATCAAAATGCTTTTTGCAGGGCATGAGATAAGAGATTCCACAAAGGCGATTCGTGTTGCAGCACGGGTCGTCTTTTTATGTGCAAATCTATTTTTCAGAGCGTTCTTTCACAATTTTCCGATACTTGCGACCGATGGCAAAACAGCCGACACCCAACAGGATGGCAGCAACACCGCCAACAGGAACAGCAAGCAGCAGGAGCAATCCCAAAAGCACAAGCACAACAGCGAGAACCATGAGGATAATTCCGCAGACATTATATGTCCGGTCGGAATATTCCTTTTTCACTGGAGCAGGTGCGTCATAGGATGCGGATGTGTGTCCGTTTCCGGATGATGCACTTTTCATCACATCAGAGACCCCGACGGTCGTTCGACTATACACTGCATTATAAGCAGCCTTTTTCGGGTCATTCACAATCCCCATTCCCTTTTTACCATAAAGAGGATTCACAGCCTTTTTGACCTGCCTCTTTACTTTTCCGGTAGTCCTTGCCTTTATGCTCTTTTTGACATTCGGTTTTCTGACACCGTATTTCATGCAAAACACCTCCATTCTTTTGGACAAATCTGTCACCTTGTACACTTTCCTTACGAAAGGAGGTGAGCAGGATGAAAGTTTTGTTATGGGAAACGAGAACCTCAAAAGGGTTCACGTTGATGGAGTTGGCGAAGAAATCCGGAATCGGAAAATCGACGCTCAACAACATCGAAAACGGTAAGGTGTCACCGACATTGTTTCAACTCGAAACGATAGCGATTGCACTGGGGGTCAAAATAACCGACCTGTTTGAATCCGAATACAAATAATTGTATCACATGACATGTTCCGTGAGTGGGAACGGGAGACGATTTCCACAATTATGGAAATGAACTCCGATATTTCCACAATCATGGAAATATGTGATATGATGTGTTTCGGAAAGGGGTGGTGTTCCCTTGCATTACAAAGAGACTATCATTGAGTTAGTCGGTAAGATACAAAGCGAAAAAGTCCTCAAGAGGATATATAAATTCGTTTTATATCTGTACACCCACGAGACTGGCAGTTGAAAAAGACTGTCAGTCTTTTTTTATTTCACGCAGGTATTTCATCGAATCGTCCTCCGACAAGATTTTGCGTCCGAGCAAATAACCGGAAAGACTACACAAACGCTGAACCTGCTCCTCGTCATCAAGCATGTTAAACATTTCAAGCAAAATCAACTCTCGACGAGTGAGAGAATATAAATCAGATGCTTTTTTCATCATTTCTCCTCTCTCAATGAAATGTAATAATCAACAAGTCTGTCAAATGCCTTGATGTCATCATCCGAGGCATACAAGAGCATTTTTATCATATTTTTGCGGGTCTCATTTTCACCCGCCATGATGCGGTCGATTCTTTCAAAAAAGTCATCGTCGGTCTCGACGAACATTTCTCCCTCTCCAGTGGTCAACCACATATAATCAACACCGAACTCTCGACAGATGGATTTTGTCATCTGTTCGGTGAGGTTGCGATTTCCTTTTTCTATATTGGAAATTGCGACTTTTGTCACTCCAAGTCTATCTCCGAATTTCTCAAGAGTAAGACCGAGGGAATTTCGCACCTCTTTGATTCTTTCGCCTTGTGTCACATGCGTCACCTCCTTATTTGCTATAAGGATAACACTGAAAAACAGAAAAATCAATAAAAAAGTAATCAGAGATAACAAAAAAGTGTTGACAAAGTAATCTGCGATAAATATAATGTAATCAAAGATAACGAACAGGAGGACAAAAACCATGATGAAATCCGAATTTGAATCCCTTGCAGGTAGAAACGTAACAGATGAACAGTACAAAGCAATCGAGACATTATACATGAGTAGCAATCTTGAAAAAGCAGAATTTGTGAAAAGCATCAGAACAATGCTCAAGAGCATCCCGCAGCCGGAAAAGAAAAAGGACATCAAGAGAATGGTTGTGAGAGACCGGAGTGGTTACAGAAAGACACCGAACGGGTGTTATTACCATATCGAATACGTTGAACTGGTGGACATCGACATCAAAACAGGGAAATACATCATCAAGCCACTTGAGGACAAGGATTTTGAACAGTTGGCAAAAGACGGACACGATTTGAATTTGAACACATGGTTTGATTTTGATTATGAGGATTGCATCGACGAGAAGAAAAGACCGATTGAATTGAATTATTAAAGCCGAAACGGGGCAGCAGTCGCCCCGTCAGCGTCCGGATGGCGACCGACGCTCTGACGATGGCAAGCCGAAAGACAGCGTCGGAATACCGTGAGAAACATGGCAGCGGGTGAACTTGCTAAAAGGTTCATAGTTGGATGACAGGTTTTCGGTGACTTTTTAAGGTGAAAAGACACAACACGGTAAATTCAGCCGGAACAGAGGCGAGGTCATGAACAGACCGAGAGAGCCTCCACAGGAGGAAACAGGATGCAGGAAATGAAATATTTCAACGAGGGAAATGATTGCGACATCTGCAAAAACCAACTCATGACAGGACGAGACGGAACGGTCGAGGATTGCCGGAGGAGACAGAACGGGTTGTCATGCAGATTCGAGGAGCGTGACATTCGGACATGTCCGGTGTGCGAACACGAGGTTGATCGTGAGGATATGTATTTCACAAAGGATTGTCATGGAATCCCGTTCAGACTGGTGTGTGACAGATGCTATCAGAGAATCATGTCAAAGGGATATGACGGGGAATATTACACAGAGGCAGACGAACAGATTGAGGATGACTATTGAGAGCCGAAACGGGCAGCAGTCGCCCGTCTGTGTGGGATGACCGCCCACGCATTGACAAGGCAGGTCAGAACAGGAGGTCAGACGGATGGAAGTCGGACGTATATTGCCAACCGAGGCAGCAGTCATATTGAATGTATCACCGCAATTCATCCGAATAGCGATGCAGCAAGGGAAACTCCCTATCGGAACAGCGGTGCAGATGTCATCAATATGGACTTATCACATTTCGGAGAAACTGCTTGCAGATTATTCCGGAAAAGACATACAGGCAGAACTTGAGAGAATCAGAGGAAAGAGAGGAGCGTGACATATATGTCAAAGGATGAAAGAAAAGAAATGATTGAGAATATCGCAGAGCGGTTCACACAGATGGATGACGTTGACAAGTCCTATATTGCCGGATATATGGCAGGAAAACAGGAGGAACGTCAGAAATGGGAGCAGCAGGGAAAGACAGCGGTTGCAACAGCGTGAGGGAGAGGTCATGTTTGAACTGAATCGACTATACAACATGGACTGTATGGCAGCAATGCAGGAAATTCCGGACAAGTTTTTTGAACTGGCTATTTGCGACCCTCCGTATGGGATAGGCATTGACGGACAGAAATTGAATATCAACAAAAAGAATCCTAAACACACACGGAAAGAGCACATCCGGAAAAACTGGGATGCTGCAATTCCTCCGGAGGAGTATTTCAGAGAACTGGAGAGAGTATCAGTCAATCAAGTGATATGGGGGGGGGCAATTACTTTGTAGAACACCTCACAAAAGGAACGAAAGGGTGGATTGTGTGGGATAAAGGTCAACACGGTTTGACAATGTCAGACTGTGAACTTGCATACACGTCTTTCAATGTTCCGACAAGAATTATCGTTATGAATCGGGTTGAACTGCTCAAAGATGGAACTTTTCACCCAACACAGAAACCAGTGAAACTATACGAGTGGGTTATATCAAGATATGCGAAAGCAGGAGACAAAATTCTTGATACACACGCAGGGAGCGGAAGTTGTCTTGTTGCTGCACACAGGACACAACATGACTTTTTAGGATTTGAGATTGATGCAGACTATTACAGAAAAGCATCAGAACGAATCGAGGCAGAAAAAGCACAGATGACAATATTTGATTTCATGTGAGAGGAGGTCGAGCGGATGCGTATTGTATATATCTGTTCACCATACAGAGCAGCAGACGAGGAGACCTTGCATCGCAATATTGAGTATGCGAGAGAATTGACAAGAGAGGCACTGTTGCGGGGCGAAAGTCCTGTGACAGTTCATCTATACATGACACAGTGTCTCAACGAGACAGATCGGCAGGAGCGAGAGACGGGGCTTGCAGCAGGGCGAGAAATAATTCCGAGATGTGATGCAGTGATGGTCGGTGTGAGACACGGGATTTCAGCAGGAATGAAAACCGAGATTGATTTTGCAAGGAGGTGTGGAGTACCAGTTCAATACATTCAAGAGTGAATATGCAGAGCATGAGAAAAAAGAGCAAAAAGAAAGGAGACCGTTGCAGCGGTCTCCCGTTTAGCAGTCTGTGTCAGACGCTTAAAACCTAAAAATATTATAGCAAATCTGACACCATATTGCAAGCATGAAAAAGCGGGGGAAACCCCGTGATTCAAGGGGTTTCAGACCCTTTTGACGACCTTGTGATGGATAGTAACAAGTCGTTGAAAAGTATATAACAGGCAGCAGGAGGAACGGTGTCAGAATGGCAAAGAGAAAGAAAGGGATGACGTTCATCCCGTATGACTATGAGGCAGCATACAACAAGAGCCTTGAGGATATGCACGAGTTCTTTGTTGAGCAGATGTTCAAGCAAGGGAAAAAGGTTGTATATGCACTCAAGGAGATACGAGCAGGAGACCAGTTCGAGGTTGAGATATATCCACAGTTCAAGAAAATGGATGAAGTACCTCCGGAGGGTCGGAGTATCAAAAAGGACAATGACAAGGCTCAAAGGAATCTGAACGACAAGAACGCAAGGAAATATGTGGAGCGTCTTATCAATGAGAATTTCACGGACAGAGATTTGTGGCTCACGTTTACATACGACAATGAGCATCTCCCTCCGGACGGAGACATCGACGCAGCAATCAAGAACGTGCAGAAATTCATCCGACGGGTGAATTATCAGAGAAAGAAAAGGGGTCTCCCGAACGCAAGATATGTCTATGTGACCGCCTACAATCCGACAGAGGAAATCCGGTGGCATCATCACATTGTCATGGATGGCGACATGGACATGGATGTGGTTGAGGGATGTTGGAAACAGAGCAGCAGGAACGAGGTTCGGAGGCTGCAAAAGGACGAGAACGGTTTGACAGGAATGGCAAAGTATATCGTCGAGGAAAAGAACAGGGTGAAATCGGAGAAACGGTGGAACTCCTCACGGGGATTGAGAGACCCCGACATCAAGGTGGTTCATTCCAAGAGACCGACAGCAAAAGCCGGAGGATATAAGAAAATCGGAACATACGTCGAGACCATGAGAAAAGGACATGAGCAGGTTCGTGAGCAGATGTTGAAATGGTATCCGGATTTTGATTTTACGGATGCGGGAATCTATTACAACGATTTCAACTCAATGTTCTACATACGGGCGAGAATGAGGAAACGGAGGCAGCAATGAAAGTAAAAAGAAAGAGAAGAATGAGCAGGAGGAGACGGGAACGGACATATATTGCGGTGATGGTATTACTGGCGATCGCTGTGAGCATAGGTCTGACACGCTCTGTCATGCGAGATGACAAGGAATTTGAGGAGTATGAGCAGCAGTCGCAGGAGTTCAATGCACGGATGCAGAGAATCGACGAGAAAAGAGAGGCATCCGGACAAAATGCAATGCTTGAGCAGGTGCGAACATGGCAGCAGGAACAGGACACAGAACCGGACAAGTATGCAGTATTTGACACCATGTCGGCAGACTGGGGAGGTGAGGAGGACGGATTTGTGTTCTATGAGATACCGGAGGAATACAGTCGGACAGGTGGCTATTTTCCGGAAAAGATGCAGGTATATACATATTGTGTCTGCAAGCAGTACGGGGTCAGATATGACCTTGTGGTCGCTCTGATTGAGAAAGAATCCGGATATAAATTCGACAAGGTTGGTGACGATGGTCATTCTATCGGGTACATGCAGATATATGAGGAGTGCCACAGAGACAGGATGGAGCGTCTGAACGTCACAGACCTCATGAACCCATATCAGAACGTACTTGTCGGGATTGATTACTTGTCGGAACTGATTGAGAGATACGGAACGATTCAAGATGCACTTGCAGCGTATAACTACGGGGAGCAGGGAGCAAAACAACACCTATGGAAAAACGGAATCTATGTGTATGAGTACAATCAGACCATCATGAGCCGGATGAAAGAAATTGAGGAGGAACTGGAGCAGGATGCAGGTGATTGAGAGGATTCTGCACATGTTGAGGGTCAAGGATTGCAGACATGTGTGTCTGTTCTGCGAATATTATGACATGTGCAAGCAGGAGACAGGCAGCAGGAAAGAGGTGAAAGAGAATGAACATGAGATATGCAATGAGAAGTGAGGACACGGAGCAAATCAATGTCGTGTCGTGGGCGAACTGGAATGTGAATCGTTATCCGGAATTGAAATGGCTGCATCATGTACCGAACGGAGGCAGCAGGAACAAGCAGGAGGCGGTCAAACTCAAACAGATGGGTGTCAAGGCGGGAGTGAGCGACCTTTGCTTGCCATATCCGAAAGGAATTTATTGCGGACTATACATCGAGATGAAGTTCGGAGACAACAGGCAGCAGGTATCACAGAAAGAGTTCCTCAAAGACATGGCAGAGGCAGGTCATTTCGTGGCGACCTGCTACTCCGCAGAGGAGGCAATCGAGGTCATCAAGAAATATTTATCTCTCAATAGTTGGAGGATGAACGATGTCATGATTGTGATGGGGCGAGCGAGTGGAAAGCAGGACGCAATCGAAAAGATGGTCATGGATATACCGAACAACAGCATCCTCAAGAATGGGGAAATCAAAGAGAGCAAACCGAGAAAGAAATGAGGAGGTGCAGCAGGATGACGGTCAAGGATGTTATGACGTTGCTTGAAAGTCCGGACAGGGTTCGGGTCATCAAGGACGGTGAGGAGATATACAACCAGTATTTCGCAAACATGGAGGTTGACAAGGACATTGTCGCACAGATAGGAGATGCAGAAGTCAAGAGATTCCGAGCAATTCCGGAGATCACTCACAGGAAATACAAGGAACGGGGTCTCATTGCACCGATGAAACCGGAGGAAACACCGGACTATTCTTTCAGAGATTTGCAGTTGTGTATATACCACACAATCACGATATAGCGGGGAGGTGAGGACATGAGGAAAATCATCATTGTGGCAGCAGTCGTCGTCATAGCACTGGGAGCAGGGTTCACATATACACTCTATAAGGTGGGCGAGGGGATGCACCTGCACCGCTGCGGATGGAGACAGCCGGACGACAGAGGTTTCATGTAACAGGTAACAAGAGGATAACAGGAGGAACAAAAAATGAGAATTATTGCAGTTATGTCACCAAAAGGTGGAATCGGAAAGACAACGACATCGGATGCAATCGCCTACATGTTGGGAGAGGAGCAGGAGAAACGTGTTCTCATTCTCGACGGAGACCCGCAGGGCGATACATCCAAAACATTCGAGGCATACGAGCCGGAGGGAACAGGAATGAGTGAACTGCTTGAGCGTCATGTGAGTGTGGGCGGGTCATACCGGACAACGGACTTGATAAGACCCACACAGTACAGTCACATTGACATCATTCCTGCAAACGGGTATCTCATGCAGACAGACATGAAACTGCTGCTCAAGCAGGAGGCAAATCAAGTCACGAGGCTGCGGGATGCACTGGAGGAAATATCCGAGGCATACGACTATTGCATTTGTGATTGCGGTCGTCTGCTTGATATGGTGGTCATCAACATTCTACTGGCAGCAGAACTCGTCATTGCACCCGTAAAGGTCGGAGGATATGAAAACGAGGCGATTCACAATTTGCAGGAGCAGGTTGACGACCTGCGGGAAATCAATCCGGAACTCCGAATCAAGGGTCTTGTGACCATGAGACAGAAAAACAAGACATGCGTTGCTGAACATTGTCGAGACAGAGCCAATCGAAAGAGAGACATCTGCGTTCGACGAATATGACCGTGAGAATGGGTATGAGGACGAGGAGCAGGAAGAACAGAACACATGGAAGATATGCGGAGAAATCGTTGACCGTGTGACAAAAATTGCGATTCGGCTCATGCGGGAATCATACGGGCAGTGCATGAAAGAAAATATCATTGAACTGCTGAAATATCTGAAATTTGAACTTGAAACGGTGAACGAGAACACATAACACAGAGAGGAGGAGAACCGATGGCACATACAAGCGTGAAGATTTCAGCAAATTCGTCTGATTATCAGTCACAAATGAAATCCGCTGCGTCACAGATGAAAGTGTTATCCAGTGAGTTCAAACTGGCACAGACGCAAGCAAAAGCGTTCGGTTCGGCAGCAGACCAACTCAAGGCGAAAGCCGAGAGCCTCACTCAAAAAATCACTCTGCAAAAGAATATCGTTCAATTAAACAGTGAGCAACAAGCAAAACTCACACAGAAACTTTCAGACCAAAAGACAAAGCAGGAGGAATTGAAAACAAAGGTCGAGGCAGCAAAGAAAGCCTATGAGGATTCAACAAAGGCGACCGGAGCAAATTCAGAGCAGTCAAAGGCACTGAAAGAGGAACTCGACAAACTGGAGCAGGAATTTAAGGCAAACGAGACAGCAATCGGAAAGACGGAGACTGCTCTTGCAAATCAGACCACAAAGACGAACGCATCAAAAGCATCACTCGTCGAGATGGAATCTGAACTCGAAAAAGTAAACAAGGAACTGAAAAATCATAAACTGAATGAATTTGCAAGCGGTTGTGACAAAGCAGGACAAAAGATGGAGAGTTTCGGAAAGAAAATGTCCGTCGTTTCTGCGGGAATTGCTGCAATAGGAGCAGCATCAATCGCAGCGTTCAAGGAACTCGACGAGGGATATGACACGATAGTGACAAAGACCGGAGCAACCGGAGAGGCACTGGAGGGATTGACCGCATCTGCGGACAATGTTTTCGGAAGTATGCCGGAGGACATGTCAACGGTCGGAGAGGCTATCGGTGAAGTAAACACGAGATTTCATTCGACAGGAGAGGAACTGGAGAGCCTGTCAACGCAATTCATTCAGTTTTCGAGCATAAACGGAACGAATGTGACACAGTCTGTTGACCAAGTGGACAAAATCATGAAAGCGTGGAACATAGACACATCACAGACGGGGAATCTGTTGGGATTGCTGACATCAAAAGCACAGGAGACAGGAATTTCCGTTGACAAACTCGAAAGTTATGTACTGGATAACAATTCAGCGTTCAAAGAGATGGGGTTGTCATTACCACAAGCAATCAATTTGATGGCTCAATTCGATGCGAACGGTGTTGATTCTACGACAGCACTGGCAGGACTGAAAAAGGCATTGCAGAACGCAACAGCCGAGGGAAAGTCAATGGATGTCGCACTGGAGGAGACAATCGGCAGCATTAAGAACGCAAAGACGGACACAGAGGCTTTACAGATTGCGACAGAACTGTTCGGGAAAAAGGGTGCTGCGGAAATGGCGACAGCAATCCGAGAGAACAGAATTGACCTCACAAGCCTGTCATCCTCAATGTCAGAATATGGAACGACGGTCGAGGACACATACAACGGAACACTCGACCCGATTGATAATGCAACAATAGCGATGAACAATGCAAAACTGGCATTGTCAACACTGGCGACAACAGCACAGACCGCAGCAGCACCAGTCATCGAAAAGGTGACGACAAAGATTCAAGAACTGACAAAGTGGTTCACCTCTCTTGACGAGGGGCAACAGCAGACAATCATCAAGGTCGGTCTTGTGGTGGCTGCGGTGGGTCCTTTAGCAATCGGATTCGGAAAAGTAGCACAGGGAATATCGACGACGGTGAAAACAGGTCAACAGTTTGCATCGTTTGTCGGAGGAATCATCGCAAAGATAACAGCCAAGACAGCAGCAACCGCAGCAGGAACAGCAGCAGACACAGCAGGGGCAGCAGCGGAGGCAGCACATACCGCAGCAACAGCAACAGCGACCGGAGTGACTGGAGGAATGACGGTGGCACAGACCGCCCTCAATGCAGTCATGAATCTGTGTCCGATTATTTTAATTGTGACACTGATTGCAGGACTGATCGCAGCAGGAATCGCTTTATATAAAAACTGGGATAAGGTCAAAGAAAAATTATCCGAGTTGTGGAGTAACGTCAAGGAGAAATTCAACGCAATCAAGGAAACCATAACAGGAGCGTTCTCGAAAGCAAAAGAGGCGGTCACGAATAAGGTGAACGAGATAAAAGATTCGGTTGCGAATAGTGCAGTCGGACAAGCAGCGACAAAGACGTTTTCAGCGGTGAAAAATACTGTCACAAAGTTCATGGGGGCAGCAGTTGACACCGCAAAGGAGAAACTGGGGAACATGAAAACCGCCTATGAGGAAAACGGGGGCGGTATTAAAGGAGTAGTTGCAGCAGGATGGGAGGGAATCAAAGGCTATTACACAGCCGGATTCACGTTCGTTGATAATCTGTCGGGAGGAAAACTGACAGAAATCAAGACAAAATTCTCCGAAAAGACATCGGAAATCAAGACGAAAGTCTCCGATGGTTGGGAGAATATGAAAACGACGGTCACATCCAAGATGACCGAGTGGAAAACAAACGCATATGGAACTGCAGCGGTGCATATTATATGGTTCCACATTACACCGATGGTATCAGATCTGTTGATTGGTTTGTGCGCTATAATG